CAAGCAGCTTCGTCTGAACGCGTCATCTTTGGGAAGTTGGTTTTCAGGATCCTGAAAGCCAAGTTGATCAATTTTGGATGCACGCTAGCGTCAAACTTGGAAAAGTCCAATGAATGCTTAACGCCAGAGTTTGCAATATCCAAAAGGCCAACACCTAGCTTCCACTTGCGCTTTCCAATCGCCATAGGCGACTGTGTTTCGCAACTAAAGTGATCGATGAGGGGGCGTGCAAAGAGTGACTCAAAAATGGTCATCTCAATTGGATACCCCCATACCAACCTAGTTTTCGGCCCCTTTGCACCATGTTGGACACGTGTGTAAGCGACGCATGGAGACAGGTCACCATACCACTTCTTTCTAAAGCGATATAACGCCCGATCATACGCCTGCTCAAACACACGTTCCTTCTTAGTGAAGAATGGGTACCCCGAACTCGTGCTAAGCCGCAGTGAAGACTTAATTTCCAGCTTTTGCGAAATGTCCGCGACTGCAAGATTACCTCCTCCAAAAATAGAGAACGCAATCCTGACTGCACGTCCAAACGCACCTGGTTCAGGGTCAAACTTACGCCTCTCCCCATATCTTTCCAATGCAATATAAAGGTCGGACAAGGAGTTACGTGATTTATTATCACGTGCATCATTTACACGGAAGCCTTTGAACACTTTTGAGATTGCCCGTACCAGTTTTGCATCTTTATAAACGGGATGCTCCACGGATTGTAAGGCACAGTATTCTCTAACTTCACGTGTCTGTGGTGCCGGCCCAAGCTTGACCAGGGAACTAAGTCCGTTGATGGTTTGCTCCATAACACAAACTCCCTAGGAAGACCTAGTAGTCGAGCTCAGAGCCCCTGGTTTTAGAGCTTTTGTTCCTCCCTTTGCTTTTAGAGTGACTCTTTTCTGTAGAAAGGGAAGCACTTTTACTCCCACCCCCAGGGCTTGGGGTTTCGGGCTTGAAGCCCATGTCGATGTAGCGGTGGGTGCTAGGTAACAGAATATACGTAGCACCAATACTCCTAGCTTCAATCACGTTATGGAATCCAAGATGTCCATACGTGGTGGGCTC